AGTGCTGTTCGAGCAAACACGCTTGGCGGAGTGTCCATGTTGAATCAGGAATACAGGAGAGAACAAGGTAGACAATATGGAGCAGATGGAATTGAATTATCAGCACATGCATTATCGGAGCCAATCCATGCAATGTATCAAGGTAAACAATATTCGTTGCAGGAATTTGACAGAATACAATCGAATTTAGAAAGACCATTTTTTGAAATGAATTGCAGACATTCATCGTTTCCAATCATTTTAGGCATTAGCGAACCTGCTTATTCTAAAAATGAATTGTCGGATTATAAAAATAGATCAGAAAAAGAAGTTGAATTTGACACATTGCAAAAAGATAAAGATGGAAACATCGTTAAAAAGAAAGTATCAAGATATGATGCAAGCCAAGCACAGAGGATCATCGAAACAGATATTCGAAGATTAAAAGACCAACGGAATCAATTAGACAAAGTGAATGATAAAATTGCTGTTACGGAATTAAACAAGCAAATTAAGGCGAAAACTGTATATTATAAGCAAGTCAGCGAGCAGGTCGGATTGAGTCCGAAATTGAACAGATTAACAGTGTATGATGGAAGAAAGTAATGCGATTAAGCAGGTAGAAATACTTGCTTTTTTGTTGCTGTTTTGCCATTTACACTACATATTGACAAGAAACGTGTAAAGTTATACAATATATAGTGAATAGGACAGTATGTCCAAAAATCCGATCGTGTGGTACACGTTAAACGCTGTAAAGGAGATAAGATATGAAAAGGGAAGATTTGAAAAAGTTAGGAATTGAAGAAAAAGAAGTTATTGATAGCATCATGCAACTGTACGGAGATGGAATACAATCCGTAAAATCGGAATTGGAAACGTTGAAAACACAGGTTGTAGAAAAAGATGCGTCGATCACGGAATTAACAGAGAAAGCAAAGGCATTAGATGGCACAGAATCGACCTTGAAAGAGTTACAAGACAAAGTTACAACTTACGAAAAAGGCGAATCGGAGCGAATCGAAGCCGAAAAACAAGCAAAAATCAATCAGGAATTGTTAGAACGTTTTAGCACAATCAAGGGCGAGCAAAAGTTTAACCATGATTTAGTTGAAAAAGGACGTTTTGAAGAATTTAAGAAAGCACTTGCTGACGAACAATTTAAAGGCAAGGGAGATTCCGACATCTTTCAAGCAATTGTAAAGCCTGAAGATTTAGCGAATCCACAACAACAACCAATTATAATGCCTGGCGGAAATATTGGAACACATAAATCATTAGAATCAATGAGTTATGACGAATACAAAGCTTTCCGACAAGGCAAGTAAAAAGAAAATAGGAGATAAAAACCATGTCAAACACATTATTAACACCTGATATTATCGCAAAAGAAGCACTTATGGTGCTTGAATCAAACTTAACTATGGCTAATTTGTTCATAGAGATTACGCAGATGAATTTGTACAAGTAGGAGATACAATTACAGTAAGAAAGCCTGCTTCATTTGTTGCTAAAAACTTTCTCGGAACAGTAGAAGCGCAAGACATTACAGAGGGTTCAGTAGATGTTAAGCTTGATCGTTATCGTGATGTAACTGTAAATGTTACAGCAAAAGAATTAACACTTGACATCAAAGACTTTTCAGAGCAAATTGTTACGCCTGCATTATCTGCGATTTCACAAGCTATCGACATCGACCTTTTAACGGTTGGTATCGCACAGGCAGATGCAACAGTATCTGTATCTGGCACTCCAGTTATTACCGATATTTCAGGAGTTGGAAAAGCTTTAGACATTAAGAAAGCGCCTAGAGCAAACAGATATTTAATGTTGCCACCTACCACACTTTACAAATACAACACTCTTGATAATTTTGCGAAAGCAAGTTACAAAGGTGATTCGGACGCGTTGAAAACATCTGAAATCGGAATGGTTTACTCATGTGAAACATTTATGACGCAGAACGCTCCTGAAAATGCATCAACAACTCCTGGAACTGTAACAGCTTTCAAAGTTGTTGGAACTAAAGGTGCGACAGAATTCACAGTATCAGCAGGATCCGCAGCAACCGCAACTATTAAAGTTGGGGATAAATTTATTGTAGGTGGTTACCTTTACACAGTAACCGAAGATTTAACACTTGTATCAAGTGCTGGTACATTGAAAGTTGATCAGAAAATCCCTGCAACAATTACAGATGCAACTTCTGTAAAAATTATTAACAAGGCTCATGCTTTAGGATTCCATAGAAACGGACTTGCATTAGTAACGCGTCAGTTAGCACTTCCAATGGGAGCAGCTAAAGCAGCGGTAGCAAGCGCAAACGGATTAGCTGTTAGGGTTGTTATGGATTACGATGCATCAACCAAAACAGACAAAGTTTCATTTGATATTATCTATGGAGTAAAAGACCTAGATGCGAAGCTATTGGTAGATTTTGCTTAATCATTAATCACACAATCCCCAATCATTCATTGAGTGGTTGGGGTATTTAAAAAGAAAGTGTAAAGGAGTAGCAATGGCATTTATAACATTTTCAGAATATAGCGCGTTTGGTGGTGGATTAACAGAAGATCAATTTGATATATGGGAGCCTAGAGCAGAACGCAAGCTAAACTACTTCACACAAGATAGGCTCAAGAGCGCTACAACCATTATCAGTGAAGTAAAAGAGTTGTTGACAGTTTACATTGACAAGTTGGTAACAAATGTTGATACAGGCAATGTAAGAAGTTATGGCAATGGGATAGAATCGTTTAGTTATTCCGACAATCAAAAGTCATTGTTAGAACAAGAATTGTATCAGTTGGCAATTGAGTATTTACCGGTAGAGTTAATCAGTGCAAGCCTAGACGATGATTTTGAGTGAGGTGGTATAAATGTATGATAAGCAAATAACCATTTTAAGCAAGATTAAAAAAGAAGATAGTGGAGTTGGGGCAGCAACAGATACATGGAAGAAAACAGTGCTATTTGGTTGTGAGTACAAAAAAACGAGTCACACAGATATCAATGGAAATACAGTTGGAATCGGTTATGACTTTACAATCTTGATTCCATTTGGAAAAGATTATCTTCCATACTCAACGTGGATAATCGACACAACCAAAGGCTTTTCAGTCAACGATGAAGATTATATCATTTGTGGCGAAAACGTGTCAGAAACGCCAACAAGCGGCACTATATCAGCCATTGCGAATAAATACAAAAAAGATTGTTGCAAGGTTAAATTTGTAAATGTGGCAGACAGTAACAGTATGGCAATGGTGCAAGTGCAAGTTAAAGGAGTGTGACGTTTTGTCAAGCAGAATAGAATTAATTTGGAATGAGGACAAAACAAAGATTGTAAAGCGAATCGTAACGGATAATCCCGAAGTTGGTAGCTTTTACAGTGAAGAAGTCGCAAGGGCATTAAACAAATATATTCCGATGCAAACAGGAATGTTAGCGAATACTTATGACACCACACCGAAAACAATCACTTATATACAACCTTACGCACACAGATTATACACTGGTGCAAATTTCGATATGAGTAATGAAATGCACACGAATGCATCGGCTTATTGGGATAGAAGCTTGACAAGTTCTGACAAGGAAAGACTTGCTAGGTCGGTCACTAAATTTTTGAAAGGAAAGAGTTGATATGACAAAGTTAGAGACATTATATGAATGGCTTGGAACGTGCGATATTATAGCTGATTGGCTATATTTTAACGCAGTTCGAATGGAACAAAATAACGTGTCGCTCAATCCGATCAGTGACAATGTGATCACGCCTTATGCAAGTGGTGCGAGCGAGAACGAGTTAGTATTTGCCATTGATTTTATTAAGTTATATGACTTGGAGCAATCCGACACGAATATTGATTCAATGGAATCCGTACTTGGCTTGGCAGAATGGATAAGTACAGAAACAACATTGCCTGATTTTGGAGATGGATTCATCACGAATAAAGTCGAGATATTGGAAGAAGTACCTAGCATTTTAGTAGACCAGGACTTGAATTTATGTAAGTACCAATTTCAAGCAAGAGTTAGCTACACAAAACTATAAACAATTTAGTAAGAAAAGGAGAAATTATATGTCAATAATTGATTTAAGCAGGGAACAGTTCCCAATTTTCGTTGACACCTCTGTAACAGTTGGAACTTACGTTTGGAAAAGAATCGGATTCGCGACAGAGCAATCAATCGCAATGAATCCACAAACGGAATCAGTTGATTATGCAATGTATGCAAATGCAGTGGAAGAAGTGAGAAGTAACCAAATTGAAATTCCAACAAATATCGCACTAAAGCAGGGAGATGATGCGTTTGAGTTTTTTTATGATAAATTCAAGGCTAGACCAACCGGAACAGCTTGCAATGTAAATATACTTGTTTGCTTTCCTGAAACAACAAACTATACAGGTTGGTTATGTGCTGATTCAACAGTTGTATTTGGATCACTCGCGCCATTTGATAAAGCATTAGATTTTAGCCTAAAACTAGGCGGTGTGATT